TTTAACTTGAGCATCTGCTTGATACTGCTCTGTGGGCTCACCAGGTTTTCTTACAACCACTTGATTTTTTGCTAGACCCATATAGTTGGCAATGTATTCTGCCATTTCAAACACTGATGCTGGGTAGTTGGTAGTTAATTCAAATATAGTTACGTTGGTGTTTTTAAATTGTGGGAAATCTAGTGGAGTTTCTTGTATTGGTGTGCTTTTACCTGCTGACAGTTTAGCCACTTCAAATTTTTGTAAGCCTGTTTCTAGTTTAGTAGCAAAATCCTTGTCAATTTCACCCGCAATTTTAATACGATAGTCGTATTGTTTGTGAGATTCTGCTAGATATTTTGTAAAATCACCCATAGTGCTATTATTTAGTCTTTTTTCATTAGTTTACGCATCAATTCGTTACGGTCTGTTATAATAGTGCCCTCACTATCCACTGTTTCGCTTACATCATCTGACCCGTCTTTGTCTATTTTTAACTTTTTAAGTTGTAATTCAACCATTTTTAATTTCTGTGTGATTTTGTTGTTTTTAGCGTCTATAGCATTACGTAACATGGTACTGGCTACTTCAAATATTCTGCCTGAATATCTAGAGTCCACATTCATACCTAGATCCATCAAATTTTTATATGAATCTTCTGCTTCCATAGCCAACTTATCCAGTTCTAAATCTGATAACTCACCTAGCCCTTTTACTTGTGGTAATGCTTTTTCGATCTTATCAAATTCAGCATAAGCGGCTTCTAATGATTTGGCAGTCTGTGGATCTACATTTTTTTGTACTTCTTTGGTTTTATCTTTATTGTCTCTTGCTTGTTCTTTTTTGTCTACCTGAGCAAAGGCTTCTTTAACATTTGGTAAATTTAATATTTCTTCTAGTTTTCTTGTCATGGTTTTATTTACTTACGTGTGCCTTGATGGAACAGTTGTTCTTCTGAAACTACTCGGAAACGAATTCTTCTCTGTTTAGCATATGCATTGGCGGCTTCCCATTTGGCATGATTAATTACCACCTGTTTCTTTTTGCCTATACTTTTACCAGCCGCTTCCATTGTGGTCTGTGCTATGGGTTTTACTTCAATCATTTCTGCGTGTTTGCGTCCATCTTTGTCCATGTACACAATAAAAAAATCAGGCACATACACAGTGTACTTGCCAGTGAATGGATGTCGATAAGGAATTTTTATAGATTCAGATGCCCACTGATACACATTAGGATGTTCATCACACAGTCTCATAAAAGCGTGTTCCCAACTGCTTCGATAGGTTGGAGTTTTAAGTCCCACATATTTGGTAGGATTCTTGGGAGAGAATTTGCCTCTGGCGAATCTAGGTAAGTTCATTAATCTATGATGTTTCTTGATACAGTGTCTTTAACGGATCTTGTGTTTCTTACTCCTAATCTACTAGACTTGTATCGATTAGCGTTAAGGATTGTGGAAATTAATTCTGACAGTTGTGCTGGGTTGGTATAAGTTAATTGATCGAGAATTTGTCCTACAGGCACAGAATCAATTTTTGCCTGTTGTAAAATTATGTAAGCAGTGTCTTCGGCTGGCTGTCTTGCAAAACCTCTTTTAACAAAAAATCCCACAGTGGCATCAAGATCATTTTGACTGAATTCAAAATTTTCTTTGTAATTGGTATCTACTAAGGCATCTGCAGTCTTTTGTAGATTATCTCGTAATTTTTGCGGAAGATTAGAATAAAATTCAGTCATTATAAGTTAGCCTTTTCTGCAACTACACTAACGTTCTGTGTGTTTCTGTTTATTTTTATGTAGCCGTCTGCAACCAATGAGGTGATTTCTGCATTTACTCTATCTCTATACACACTTTTTTCATTGTCGGTCAACGCGGCATAAGATATATCACTTTGTGCGATGGTTTGTCCGTTTCTTGATCCTATTCTTTGATAATATAGTGCTGATGCTACTCTGTCTCGTGCCACTGTGTTTGTGGTTACAAGATTAAGTGATTCCGAAGGAGAAAGTATAGTGGTATATTGTCCTACACTTGTGTTTATAGCAGTAGAATTTTGTGTGCTTTTAGAATCTTTGTAGCCTTTAGCCGTAGCAAGAACAGCACCAGCCGCAACTGCTGTGACTGCCGCATTACCAATAGAAAAGTTTCCTACCGGATTTGTAATTGTGCCTGCCTGTTTGCCAATATCTAATACACCTTCTTTCACAATGCCTTTTAATTCTTCTTTGACAGCATCTTTGGCTTTGATCTTTTTTGCATTGTTATAAGTATTAATACCTCTTAAAATTGTAGCCACGCTGAACTCTCCTCTTTGAATGTCTCCTATGACAGAGCCTATTCCATCAACGATACCACCAGGACCAAATATAGATGTAGTGCCGCCGCCTAATACCGATAACGGAGAAGGTTCTAGATCATAATGAATAGTTGCAAATCCTGGTACGTCTGTTTTGACTAAACCAGAACCATACAGCACAGTTTCATAAAATACTTGCATGGTATTTTGCATGATACCTTGACCATCTGTTTGATCTAAATTATCATGTGACCAAGATCCAATCACAGGATTTACTAGAGTAAAAGAAGTAAATCTTTGTTTGTGCAGTGTAAAAAGTTGTATGTTTCTAAGGAAAGGTTTTTTTCTTTGCTGACGGTTATCCATTCCATACTGTGTAACCAACCCAGCATCATTTTGACCAGTGTCATACATATTGTCTTTGGTATTGAATCCAACCACACTTGGATTTACAGTGAGTGAGTCTGCAATATTATACTCGTAATATTTTTTCCAAAAAGCATTTACAGTGTCTGCATGATCATCATGGAAAGTTATTACAACTGGTGCATAACTGATCTTAGTACCGATGTAAGTTTTTTTGTTATACTGTTGTTTCTCTTCTAGATTCATATCAAATTTAGGGAGGTCCGCACTCTTAACCAACATATTCAATTCTAATCTTTCGTTATTGGTAAACGGACGAGCCATCATAGAATCATCGATATCGAATACCACATGGAATAAGAATTTTTGTTTAGGTAATAATTTATAGTTGTCGTCTAGGTACAATCGTGACGCATGACGATAGTCTTTCATGCCTGGCAGACCGTCTGAAAAAGATGTTAAAAAATTATTAATAGATGGCATACTGTATATTTACCGTCATAAAAAAAGCGCCGTTGTAGGCGCTTCTTTTATTATAAATGCAAGTTAATATTAGATACCACCGCCTGTTGCTAGTGTGCCTAGTGTTCTAGTCACTGCTGTGCCAATTCCTGTGCCTTGTGGAGTTTGGATTGCGTTGTCGTATCTGATGTTTAACGTAATTGTTACTGGATCTGAAGTGTTGTAAGCCAATGTGTTGTAGTTCACTGACTCAATGTATGCTCCGTATAATTCCCATGTTTCTAATACATTTGGAGTTGAAGCACCATTACCACCATCCAACATTTCAATTCTTGATGTGAATTTGTAATCAATACCTGACACAGCAGATGCTTGTTCAAAGAAATCAAACTGTTTCTGTACCTGCTCACCAACCAATTTAGACACTGCGTTGTTCACGTCGTCTCTGATGTTGATTGTGATAGGTTCCCAAGTGTGTTTGCCTGCCATATAAACTTTTGAGTTGTAAACATCTAATGTGATGTTGTCAAAAGTTAAGTTAGGTCTTGTACAGTCCATAACCTGTTTAGTTAATTCTGATCTTGGAGTTGATACACCGAAGTTTTCTAGAACTACTCTAAACCTATACGAAAGTTTTGGCATCAACAAGCCTTGTGATGCTGAACTTTGGTCGTTTGCTAAAGGTACTGTAAATTTAGATAATGTTGATATTGCCATATGTTTCTCCTATTTATTCCAAATTTATTGACCTAAATTTGCAATCTCTCCTGTGTTTTTAATTCTCAATGGAATGTATATGAATTCAACTGATTTCACTGGTTCAATTGCTATGTCCACATACAATTCATTTCTATCTATTCTAGTAGGTGTGTTGTTAGTATCATCACAAACTACTAAGAAGTCATATAGTGCTCTTTGACCCACTAATTCTAACAAGAATGATTCAATTGCTTGTTTGATTTCATTTCTTGTTAAAGAATCATTTGGTTCAAAAATAAACGGTTTCGCAATTGCGTCTAATTGTGATCTTAGATAAACAACCAATCTAGAAACGTTAATTCTGTCTAATGAAGAACTAGCCGCTACTTTGGTTAAGTTACCGAAGTTCACAATTCCTGCGC